TCAAAAAGAACTGAGTCACCTTCAAAACAGATTTGGAGTGCAACAGATCGCTGATCCCAACCTGATCTCCGAGGGAACCAAGCCTCACAATCAGCGATTCAGGAACAAAGACACATCGAACCGCACTTACTTCGATGCGGGGAGAAGGGGCCGATGACAAGACTCGTTCTCCACACCACAGCCTTGAAGATCACCAACAGCGGGGGGGGGCTGGTCGACCGTCACGAAAAGGAAAAGGATTCAGTCACAGGCAGAATCATGAAGGTGATTCGGAGGTACAAAGAAGAAGGCTCCGAATACATGACCTTTATCTGCCCGAGATGTGAGCGTCGTCAAAAGAGATCGGCTTACGAAGTGATCTATCTTCGAGAAGATGGTGACGTCGTGTTCCATTGCAACCAGTATGGGTGTGATGCCGAAATAGAAGTGTCCAGACCGCCGAAGGCCGAAGAACCAGCTTCAAGGTTAATTGTGAGCCCCGAAGAATACCGCCGACAGGAACGAGGAAAACATGGCACTGTTTGATCAGCCGGCCGACAAAATGCCAGAGCAGCCTTGGGAGCTGCTTCAGTACAAGCCAGGACTCGATCCCGCGCGGCAAGAGAAGCGGCTAAAGGAATATGCCCACACCGCTCATGAACAGGCATGGCAATATATGTCTGCTTCTGAAGAGGTGCGCCAGGTCGATCAACACATCTCCTACCTGATGGGAAACCAATGGCCGAGCAAGAGACCCTCTTACAAGGCTGCACCCATCAACAATCGCCTGTTACGGCAACTTGAGGAAGTGACAGCCGTTCTCACCGATGTTCGACCCACCTTCGAAGTCCAGACCCTCAACAAGATCTACGCCGAACAAGCCGAGATTCACACGAAGACGAATAAGGCTTGGTGGACGATGCAGGACAACGATCTGGCGTTGGGCCAGGCGACGATTCACGCCTATCTCAGTACCGGATTCTTGCGGATTGTCTGGAACTCCAGTTTGATGGGTGGGGAAGGTGACTTTCAGCTGATACCCCTGGGGATCTCTCAGGTGATGCCGATCGGACCTTCTCATGAGCTTCAAGACTGGCAGGGTATCGTTTACCGTGACACCAGGAGCCTGAATTTTTTCAAAAAACGATACCCACTGACTGGATGGAAGGTCAAACCGAGTGTTGAGCATAGCAGCTACGCTCGTCCGTTCTCGAGGCCCAAGTATGTCGGCCAACACGCCTTTGAACTTCTCTCCCCACAGATGAAGCGTGTCATTGGCGGTGTCCCGCAATACCTTCCCGGAGTTCTCCAGCAAGCCCCCTACACCGAGTTCTGGATTAAAGACGACCAACTCAACACTTCAGACAATCCGGTAATCATGGGACCACCGGACACGAATTGGGCCTACCGAGTGGATCCAGGGAACAGGCTCTACCCGCGTGGACGCCTGATCGTCACGGGTGGGGATGAGTTTGACTTGATGTACGACGGTCCCAACCCGTACTGGCACGGTCGCTTTCCCTTCATCACGATCCGATTGAAGCCAGTACCCTGGCAGTTTCATGGGGTCAGCGAATTGAGAACCAAGATTCCGTTGCAGGATATCGTCAACACGGTCCTGGCCGGGATCTTGGATATGATCAAGAAGGCGGTCAACCCCCCACTGATCTTTCCGGACAACGCATTCAGTTACGCGGTCAAGGCGCAGATGGATCCCAACATGCCCAACGCCAAGATCGGGTACAGCCCACAGTCACCCGCAGCCCCGCAATATGCTCGGGTCCCTGATCTTCCTAGCTTCGTACAGAACACTCTCTTGTACGCCCAAAATGAAATGGATGATGACTCCGGCTTGCTCGATGTGGGCGGTTTGGCCCGCAAGAAGATCACTCCTGCCGGGAACACCCTTGAACAGTTAAAAGAAAATCAACAGACCATCATGCGGTTGCGTGGTCGGTACATTGAAGTCGCCTTGCGCGAGTTGGGCGAACAGATGATCTCCAATTTCATGCAGTTTTATGACGTACGCCGCCGAATGTTTCTCCTGGGCCGTGACGGGGTGAGCTTTGAAGATGTGTTTGATTGGGTTCCTGGGAACATGACGCCATCTGGCGTCCACCCACAGGACCACAGAAAGCAGTTCGTCTTTCTGATAGCTCAAGGCAGTACGCTCACTTCCAACCGTGAGAAGGAAGCTCTTGTCGCCTTTGCCTTAGCCAAGGAAGGCAGATACAGCACACAAGCATTGTTCCGGAAACTTGGAATGGAGAACGAATACGAAAGAGTGATGCGAGAGTTGGGCGAGGAAGAAGTTGCCATGATTCGACGCATGACATTGAGCCAATTATTGTCGGGTGCAGGTGGAGGGACCGAGGGCGGTCCTGGAGGAAAAGGATCCAAGAATATAGAGAATCTGCTCCAGTTGGCTTGACAAGGTCTTTATGCTGAAACTAGGGACAAATGGCGAAGAAGCACAAAGGTCCTATAAAAGTCGGAAAGAAGTTCAAGAGGGTGATGGGTGAATACGGTGAGCGTACCCTTCACCACGGAGGAACTGGAGAAGTCGTTACGGATGTGAAAATGGCGACTGCGATTGCTGCTTCAGAGCAGCGGAGATCAGAAAAAGGGAAACGTAAAGCGAAACGCTCAAGCCGACGGAAATCCAGTCGGCGGTAGCACAACCAGGAGGTCAACGATGAAAGATGGAAAAATGGGAAGCCACGACTTGGTCGTTCCCGCGCACTACCCTGGACACGATCCGGGAACCTATCCAGCTCCGGGGGCCATGCCCTCGGCTCAAGCATTCACTTCTCCGGGCGTCTTCTGCCCTCACTCTCCAGAGCCAATTTCTGTGAACCAGAAACGCCCTGGCGGTGAGAGAGGTGGAGATGGCGGTGGCAAGATGAAGAAAGGTAATCCCTACTAGGGAGAACCTGTGGCCTACACCGATTTAGGGATAGCCCCTCCACCGTCGATGGACGTAGCTGCGCAGATGGCAGCACAACCAACACCTCAGCCTACCGGGGGTCAGCAGTTGGGCGCACAGCCTCAGCCCCCGGCCGAAGCTCCAGTGCAGCAACCTCCTGGTTTACCAGGGGGCATGGCTGCGCCAGGGGAGCCCGATCTGAATGTGATCACCACTCTGATCGCAAAATTCGTCCAAATGAAACCGGGGATTGCGCCTGTTGCGGACAACCTCATTACCAAATTAGCCACGAAAATGGCACAATCTGGAATGTCGGTCCCTCAGACCCCCACGGACGCTTTTCCGGATTCAGGTGGTGCAATTCAGACAGCGGTGAATATCGAAATGGAGCTGGCGAAGGTGAAGGACCCCGAACTTTTACCCGATATCCGATACTTCATTGCGACGATGAGGGAAGAAGTCACCAGGGACCTGGCCGAGCAAGGGGGATCTCCCCCGAATCAACCGCCTTTGGGGGCAGCTCCAGCGGTAAATATGGGGACGAAGGTTCCCATAAGCGTGTAAAAGCGCAAAAGCCCCGGGGGAATGTTCCCCCAGGGCCGTTGATCTGGAGAAGGACTCCAGATGGTTTGTGACGAATCCATCCTAGCATAGTCCTTCTCCAGGTTAAATATTTTTAATCCCTACGCGCAGCCCATTGGCGCAAGCCCCTCGGGGAAAGCCAAGGGAAGCTGAAGGAGAGGAAGCAATGCCTTTAAGACCGGAACTGAAAGAAGCAATCGAAAAGACCGAGGGGATGACTGACACCTATCGGAAGCAGCTCCTCAAGACTATGGAAAATGCCCCGGATGCACTCCAGGCGGGTTGGCTACGTCAGGCTGACTACGACCGCACGATGAACGAGGGGAAGGTAAAACTCGACGAGCAAGAAGAGGCTCTCAAGACCAAAACCGCTGAGGTCGACAAGAGAGCGCACGATTGGAACAAGTGGAAGGGTGATGCCGACAAAATCGTTGCCGACAACGTGAGTCGTTCTGAAACCTTGGAAAAGTCACTCAAGGAAAGGGATGACAAGATCACCGAATTGGGCGACAAGCTCCGTGCGGGTGATTTTTCAGAAGGATCAGAGAGCGAAATGCTCAAAGAGGTCACGACCCTGCGCGGAGAAATCAAGGATCTCAGGAACGCTGCTACCAATGGTGGCGGTTTCACCAAGGATGAGGCTGAAGCAATGTTGCTCGAAGGTGGCAACCGACTCGCTGGCAACATCTACGACAATGTTTTTCTTTTGATGGACCTCAATCAAAGCCACAACACGGAGTTCAAGGAAGTCCTGGACCGTGATGCCTTTATCAAGTATGCGACCGAGCGCAGCATGGTCGGCACTCAACAGGACTTGAAAACGGCTTACGATCTCTACGTCCAGGACAAGCGTGTGGAAGTCAAGATCACGGAAGCGCGCGCCGATGAACGCCAGAAGGTTGAGTCCAAGATGCAATTTCCGTTGGATAACGCAGGAGGTGAATCCATCGGTAAAGGTCCCGTTGAAACGAGGCTTCAGCAACTTAACCAAGAAGCCGAAGGCCTCGATTCGAAGCTGTCAACCAAGCAAGCGGCAGCTGCCGCTGCTGCCGAGCTTCGGAAAGAAGGGAAGGTGGCCCCCGACTAAGGATAGGGAAAAAGGGAAGGTCTGCATGGCCCCGCCGTCGCAGCCCGTTACCGCAATCCACGAAGTGGAAAGGCTGGTAGCTTCAGCCGCAAGCCACACAGCAAAGTGGAAAGGTTGTTCGGGAAGTCGAAAGTGCCAAAGCAAGCCACTTGTTGTTTTGTTGTTAACTCAAGGAGGAAAGTATGGCACTAACCTTTGATGACATTAGTTCTAAAACGAACCGATTCATCATTCCACGGTTGGTGGACAACGTCTACGAGGCTTCTCCGGTCTTCACTCGCTTGCGTACTCGAAACGCCGAGCGTTTTGAAGGTGGTCGAACGATTCGTCATCCGATCATCTACGCCGAGCTGACTGGTGATGCCTTTAGCCGAGGTGGGACGTTTGATACGTCGTATGTTGAGACCGACACCG